GTAATTGTAGAGTTCTGCTAGACTAGGGAGGAAACCGAAGTGTTGTTAGGGGGTTCACCACCCCTTATTTTTTTGTCTGATGTTATAATTAGTAGTGTCGCCTTCGGGGACAAATTTACACTCGCTTACTTAAGGAGAACTATGAACTTACAAAGGTATCGTGCTGCCGATCTAGGAGATTTAATGGATCGCATCACAAAAAACAGTATCGGTATGGATACTTATTTCGATAAGTTTTTTACTGAGACCATAACAAACTACCCACCTTACAATCTAATACAAGTAAATAATACTGAGTCTCGGTTAGAGATTGCACTTGCTGGATTTAAAAAGGAGGAAGTTAATGTCTATACTGAATACGGAAAACTATTCGTTGAAGGAAAGAAAAAGAATAAAGAGGAGGGATCCGAGTACTTCCATCAAGGATTGGCTCAAAGATCTTTCAACAGAGCCTGGACACTTGCAGATGATTATGAAGTCAGGGATGTGTCATTGGAAGATGGACTCCTTACCGTCAAGTTGGGTAAAGTAGTTCCAGATCATCACACACGAAAAGATTATCTATAAATAAATTTTTATAGAATCAAGACCACTTGACTTTTGTTGAGTGGTCTTTTATAATGTAAACAAAGGAAGTATTAAATGTCTGTCAAATTAGTAATGCTTAAATCAGGTGAGGATCTCATCGCTGATGTAAAAGAAATTAAATCTAACGAAGAAGTAGTTGGTTATTATTTTGATGATCCTTTACTTGTCAAAATATATGACACAGATAAACCTACTGTTTTGAGTGAGGGTGACACAACAAAAGAGTATGCTACTAAGATTGGAGTAACTTTTTTTCCTTGGATTCCTCTAGCAAAAGACACTAGAGTACCTTGTTCTGCCGATTGGGTTGTTACAATGACAGAACCAGTAGAAAACTTAAAAAAACTTTATCAGCAAAAATTAGATGGAAGAAACAAAGGTAATAAAAGTCCTGTTATTATCTAATCAGGAAATAGTGGTCTCAGAGATAGAAGAAATCGCTGCAGAGTTTGGAGATCCAAATTGTAAATTAACAAAACCTTACAAAATTGAAGGTGGTGCTTTACATAAATGGATGCAAGACTATACTGAACAAAATGAGGTGATGATTAATTCTGATAAGATTGTAACTCTTGTCACTCCTAGCCCTATGATTTTTGAACAGTATTCTAAAGTTACTTCGTGAAATTTTATACCAACATACAACTCATAGGTAATCAGTTTCTGATTCGTGGATATGAGAATGGAAAACACATTACACATCGAGAAGAATGGAAACCAACTTTATTTGTTCCATCTAAGAGAAAAACAAAATACAAAACCTTAGAAGGTGACTCTGTTGAACCGATTCAACCTGGCTTTGTAAGGGATTGTCGTGAGTTCTACAAGAAGTATGATGAAGTCGAAAACTTTAAAATATATGGCAATGACAGATACGTTTATCAATACATTTCAGAAAAATATCCAGAAGAACATATACAGTTTGATATCAAAAAGATTCGTCTTGTAACGATTGACATTGAGGTTGCTGCAGAAAGTGGTTTCCCTGATGTAGAAAATGTTGCAGAAGAATTACTACTGATTAGTTTACAGGATTATGCAACAAAGAAAGTTACAACTTTTGGTTCAAGACCTTTTGTAAATAAAGATCCAAATGTAACTTACATTCTATGTGATGATGAGGTTCATCTTCTTAGATCATTCTTAGCATACTGGAGAAAAAATCTACCAGAGGTAATCACTGGTTGGAACTCACAGATGTATGATATACCATATCTTGCTGGTCGTATTAATCGTGTTCTTGGTGAGAAATCAATGAAAGACTTATCGCCTTGGGGTCTTGTATCTCAGGACGAAGTTTATATTAGTGGTCGTAGAAATATTACTTATGATATCGGTGGTGTGACTCAACTTGATTATCTTGATCTATACAAAAGATTCACATATACAAACCAAGAGTCATATCGGTTGGATTATATCGCTAACTATGAGTTGGGTGAGAAGAAACTTGACCATGATGAGTATGATACTTTCCGTGAGTTCTATACAAAAGACTGGGATAAGTTTGTTCGATACAATATTATTGACGTTCAACTGGTTGATAAACTTGAAGACAAGTTGAAATTAATTGAACTTGCGATTACAATGGCGTTTGATGCCAAAGTTAACTTTATCGACATTCATTACCAAGTAAGAATGTGGGATACTATTATTTACAATTATCTCAAGAAACAGAACATTGTCATACCACCAAAGAAACGAACATCAAAATCTCAAAAGTACGCAGGGGCATATGTCAAGGAACCGAAGCCAGGAAAGTATGATTGGGTGGTTTCGTTTGACCTTAATAGTCTGTATCCTCATCTCATTATGCAATATAATATTTCCCCTGAGACGCTCAAGGATGACAAACACCCAACAGCTACAGTTGATCGAATACTTAAAGAAGAGATAGACTTTCAACTTCATAAGGACAGTGCGGTGTGTGCCAATGGTGCAATGTATCGCACTGACATTCGTGGTTTCCTACCAGAGATTATGGAGAAGATATACACAGAAAGAACTGTGTATAAGAAAAAGATGCTTGCTGCAAAACAAAAGTATGAGGATACAAAAGATCCCAAACTTGTCAAAGATATCGCAACATTCAACAACATTCAGATGGCTCGTAAGATTCAACTGAACTCTGCTTATGGTGCGATTGGTAATGAATACTTTCGTTATTACAAACTTGAAAACGCAGAGGCGATTACTTTATCTGGTCAAGTTTCAATTCGTTGGATTGAGGATCGGATGAATAATTATCTAAACAAAATACTCAAAACAAAGGATGAAGATTATGTTATTGCTGTTGATACCGATTCTATCTATTTGCATCTTGGCCCTCTGGTCGAGGTTATATACAAAGAACGAGAGAAGACTACTGAGAGTGTTGTTAGTTTCCTTAATAAGATCTGTGAGTTGGAATTTGAAAGGTATATTTCGAGTTCTTACGAAACGTTGGCCTCGTATGTCAATGCCTATGAGCAGAAGATGTTTATGAAACGTGAGAACATTGCTGACCGTGGTATCTGGACTGCCAAGAAAAGATATATCTTGAATGTCTGGGATAGTGAGGGTGTTCGTTATGCGGAACCTAAACTTAAGATGATGGGTATTGAGGCAGTTAAATCTTCAACGCCTGCACCTTGTCGCACCATGATTAAGGATGTTCTTAAACTTATCATGACAAAGACAGAAGATGATGTAATCGACTTCAGCGAAAACTGTAGAACCAAGTTTAGATCATTACCACCAGAGGAGATATCATTTCCAAGAACGGTGAGTAACGTGAAGAAGTATAAGAGTGTCAATGCGATCTATGAAAAGGGAACACCAATTCATGCTCGTGGTGCTCTTCTCTTCAATCATTATGTCAAGAAGAATAAACTCACACAAAAATATTCTTTGATTAATAATGGTGAGAAGATTAAGTTTTGTTATCTCAAAAGACCAAACCCAATCCAAGAGAATGTAATATCATTCATTCAACAATTCCCAGAGGAACTTAACCTTGACAAATACATAGATTATGATCTACAATTTGAGAAGTCGTTCCTTGAACCTCTCAAAATTATTCTTGACTCTATTGGATGGAGTGCTGAGAGAACTGTAAACCTTGAATCATTTTTCGTATAATGGATTTTTTAAAAGAAATAGTAAAAGAGATAGGAGATGAATATACGCAGATTGCGTCAGATATTGATGAGACTGAAAGATTCATTGATACAGGATCCTACATTTTTAATGGACTCATTAGTGGGTCTATTCTTGGCGGGGTTAGCAGCAATCGTATTACTGCCATTGCTGGTGAGTCGTCTACTGGTAAAACTTATTTCTCGCTTGCTGTTGTCAAAAACTTTTTGGACACTAACCCTGATGGGTATTGTCTCTATTTTGACACTGAAGCAGCCGTCAATAAAGGATTACTGGAGTCTCGTGGAATTGATACGACACGGTTGGTTGTTGTAAATGTTGTAACGATTGAAGAGTTTCGTGGTAAGGCACTCAAGGCAGTAGACATATATCTAAAAACAGATGAAGACAAACGCAAACCATGTATGTTTGTATTAGATTCTCTTGGTATGTTGTCAACAGAGAAAGAAATAAATGATGTATTGAATGATAAGCAAGTTCGTGACATGACTAAATCACAACTTGTTAAAGGTGCATTCCGTATGCTCACACTTAAACTTGGTCAAGCAAAAATACCTTTGATAGTTACAAACCACACTTATGATGTTATCGGATCTTATGTCCCTACAAAAGAAATGGGTGGAGGTAGCGGTCTCAAGTATGCAGCCAGTACGATCATATATCTCTCAAAGAAAAAAGAGAAAGATGGAAAAGCAGTTATCGGAAACATTGTTAAGGCAAAGACTCATAAGTCGCGTTTAAGTAAAGAGAATAAAGAAGTTGAGATTCGTTTATACTATGATGAACGTGGACTTGATAAGTATTATGGTTTACTTGAACTTGGTGAGATTGGTGGACTATGGAAGAATGTTGCCGGTAGATATGAAATAAATGGAAAGAAAATTTATGCAAAACAAATTTATGCTGAACCAGAAACTTACTTCGATCAATATGTCATGCAAGCTCTTGATGAAATAGCGAAGAAGGAGTTTAGTTATGGAGAAAGTTGAATTTCTAATTCTTAGAAATCTTTTATATAATGAAGAATATCTCCGTAAAGTTGTTCCCTTTTTAAAATCAGAATACTTTGAAGATGAGAAACAAAAGATTGTTTATCAGGAGATATCTAATTTTGTAGAACAATATAATGAACTGACAACTAAGGAGGTTCTTTGTATTGAGATTGAAAAGAGAAAAGATATCACAGATTCAATGTTCAAAGACATCACTAACTTTGTTGGTGAGTTACATGATTCTCCTGCAGATCTTCAATGGTTGTTAGATACAACTGAGAAATGGTGTCGTGATCGTGCTATATACTTGGCACTCATAGAATCTATTTCACTTGCAGATGGAAAGGATGACACTAAAGGAAGGGATGCTATTCCTTCTATTTTGTCTGATGCTCTGGCTGTGTCTTTCGATAATCATGTAGGACACGACTATTTGATTGATTATGAGGAAAGGTATGAATCCTATCATAGAAAAGAAGAT